TCGCCTGTAGCCGTGCGCCAAAATGTTTCAGGCAAACCCCAGTTTGCCGTACTCTTAATCAACTCATTTAGCGGCGTAGATATATCGCTGTTAACCGCCTTTACTATTTTATCCCACATAGTTCATTACCTCCTAATATATAAATCTCTTAATTGTGCATTGTCAATTGTCAATTGTGCATTGCTAATAATATCCTATCAATAAGCGTAGGAACACAACCCCCAATCGCCGCCTTTAACCCATATCCATCTTTAGCAGTCCACTTTTCAGTAACTTCCGTTATCGGAGCATGTAGCGTTATGTCATCATATTTCATTGTCACTATATCGCCAAGTTTGTAATCAACGCCGTATTTAAAGCTGTGATGAGGGTTGATAACGCCGTCAAGTGCCTTAACATGAACCATGTCGTTAAGCCTTAACGCACCTAATTCCCGCTGTTTATCCGCTTCACCTCTTGGTATGCTTCCTCCTGAAACAAAAAGTTCTCTTCGGTTTTCCCCGGAAATTTCATTATTGACAAAAGCAATCTCCCTGCCGATGCTATCCCTTCTGGAATCAACAATTGCAACGTTTCTGTAACTTACACGGCTGTCGGTATAACACTGTGAAAATACATTATCGTATTCCGAAGAAAAAATAACCGGCGGCAATACAGTTTGTAAAGATGTTAAATCCCTGCCGGAAAGCACGTCAAAAATAAACTTTCTAAGCTCAACATCCATAATCATCTTAATTCCAAGCCCGGTTAAAGCGGCGGCAGATGCAGCTTCCTCATGAAGCTTTTTATAATCGGTGCTAATGCTTAATTCCTTACCCCGCTTTTCATCCGGCGCAAAGTCCACAAGCGGTATAACCCGGTTAATGTCCTTTGCTAAATCCCCCATGTTATACCGTACGAGAGCCTTGATAACACTTTCTCCACAGCCAACCATTGACCAGCTATCCAGTCCCGGATAAGGATATGTAACCCTGTAGCTCAAAAGATGCTCCGGCGTAAACCCCTTAACAAAAAGCGTTTCACCTTTATCTGAAATACCTCCCATCCTGCGCTCGATATGTTCAATAATCCCGCTTCTTTCTTTGTCGATATAAATAAAATTGCCGACTTTAAAAAGCCGTGCGCTTGCTTTTGCGAAGTTTATGCTGATTTGAAACTCTCCAAACCTTGTCAGCCTTTTAACAAGCACAAATTCTTCATAATCAGAAATCTCTCCGAGAAAATTAAACTTGTTATCGAAAACTCTAATGTCAGCCCTCAAAAGCTGCACCCCCTAAACATATGACTCCGTAATAATATTGCCGGAAAATATGGTAGTTTTAGTAATGAAAATCTTTGGCTCATTAAACTCAAGCGTCTCCGATATGCTTCCATCAGTATTAAACACTGTCGTCTTGATCGCTAAAACAGAGCTGTTAAACCTGTTAACAATCCGTGCGTCTATTGAACCGTCATCTAAAAACGTCGTTATCATGTCATAACCTGATCTTCTGCTCCAATCATCAAAATTGGTATTGCCTTGCGTAAAAAGCTCTGCCTTAATCTGGTTAAACCATCCGCTGTAAGCCATTTCAAATTTACTCCAATCCGCAGTAAACCTGGCTAAATCATCGGTCCTTGATAGCATGAAATCATCAAAATTTGAATTCATTCGCCCTGTTATTTCATCATACAAAGCAAGATATCTTGCAAACGCTTCCGAAAAATCCGGCTGTTCGATAATCCCGGTTACAATACCGCAAAGCTCAGGGCTTAACCTTAAATCGACTATATTGCTTGCAAAAATCTCAAAATCGCCTGCATTTGTACGGATATCCGCAATGCCAAGCTCCCATATTTCATTATCTCTTTGAAGCATAGGCGCAGTCGGATTCGCCGCCGCAATACCTGTTTTAACAGCGGCAGTAATTTTGCGCTCTTCCTGCCTTAAATCAAGCCGCAAGACAACTCTGTCTACCCTCGGTAAAAGGCTGTCCGCCGGGCGCAATGTAAGCACCTTCGGGAAATCTCTGTTTTCGTAATAATATCCGTTTACAAACGCCTTACCGGGAAGAACTTGAATGTTCATCCCGAAAGTTCTTGAAACGCTAAGAAAATTCCCGCCAAACATTACACCGTTTCCGATAAATGAAGCAAAATAGTTCGCAAAATCCGAAGCAGTATAAACTCTATCCCCCAATTCGCTGTTAAAAAACGAGCTGTATTCAGCCATTTATTCCCCTCCTATATCCCAAAATATAACCTCCTGTAATTGATGCACGCAGTTGCCGTTATCTTAGAGTCAACGCTTTTATATCCCAAAATATAACCTCCTGTAATTGATGCACGCAGTTGCCGTTATCTTAGAGTCAACGCTTTTATATCCCAAAGTATAACCTCCTATAGCTAATCCGCACGTTTGCTGTTTCGTTACCGACTTCTGCCTTGAATTTAATAGTGTTTTCCCCAACCTGAATCTGAAAAAACGTACTTTCAAGGTCAATATGATGAAACGCATTACGGGCATTGCCTGATGTATCTGTGATAATAACGCTTTTGTTACCAAACGACGTGTCTATCGTCATAACCTCGTTTGAAGCTATCGGCGAATGTATTTTTATAAACTCACCCGTTGTAAGGTTATGAATTTCCGGTGTTTTAACAGGTCCCGGAATTTCAATAAACAATGGTGCTTCAACATCTCCTGTGTTGTTTAACACGGTCTGCCCCTTTGCTATTTCCCCGAAGATAATGCCTTCGTTTGCTATTTCAAGCGGGAATGAAAGCCTCGGGTCAATTTCCAAAAGCTGAAAGTTAAACGCATTTATATCCGCAATAAAGTTCCCGGGAACAACAACGGATAGGTTGAAATAAAGTATCCCATCGGGCATAGTGTAGTCCGCATCCAAGAAATTCGGTCCGTCAACTACTTGAACATCTTTAAAAACCTTTTCAATTCCTCTGCCTGATACAATTAAATCCCCAACAGAAAGAGGGTTCATAACGCTTATAATTTTCCTGCGCCATTCACCCTCTTCATGCTTGCTGTGCGTAACTAAACAGCCGTTTACCGTGACAACCCTTTCTGAAACATCCGCAAAAATCCGCCGCCGTCCCTTTTGATAAGGCGACTTAACCATAACCGCCTCTGCCCCTGTTCCATCCATTCCTTGTTGACTAAGGAAAAAAACAGGTGCGCTGTCACCAAAGAGGATAAAGCCTTCGGTTTGCTTGTTTACATATTTTAAGCGTAAAATATAACCGCCCCCTTGTTAAAAACTAAGCCCTAATCTGCGCATCATAATTTGATCTTTAACCATAAGCTCATCAATAGATGCCGGGGTAGGGCTGATATACGTAGGGCTGTAAACAAGCCCGCCGCTCGTTTCTGGTAATGCCTTTAATGCCTCTTGATGACCGCCTAAAGCTTGCGGCATGCTGCCAAAAGCCCTGTCATCGCTTCTCGTTTCCGCCATAACATTCCTTGCGCTTAACCCAAAAACTGCTGCTTCATTAGCCGAATGCCTTATATCCGACATGCTTTCGTTAAAGCTTGAAATATGCTCGACAGGTGAACCTGAAAACGGTTCAAAATAATTCATGCCGTTAAAGCTAAGCGCACCGGAAAATCCAACAACATTTGAATTAATCCCAACAGACCCACCGCTTGAAGCATTGCGAACTGCCTCTGCAACGCTTGCAAGATGTGATTGAATTCTGCCTGCTGTGCTGATTATCCCGCTTAAAAGTGCCTCACCATATTCTGTGCCTATTCCCAAAAAAACAGGAACAAAATCGCTTAAAATTCTGCGCTTTTCCCTCATTGATTCACGGATTATTTCCTCACGCCGCCCCGCTTCATGCGCTAAAACATCCGACTTTAACCCTTCCGACATTTCAAAGTTTGAAGCATCAAGCCTGTAAATATTAGACTGACTAAAAAGCCTACGGTTAAATTCGTTGCTGTGAGCAACGGATTCTCTGGTTAAAATCATCCCTTTGCTAGTCGTGTTTTCAGCATAATCATTAAGCCATCTGCGTAAAAAATCAGTCCTTGCTGATGTAACATCGTTAAGCATTGTTAAAGTACCCTGTGCAAATGATGTATTCAAAGCTGCCATCGGTCGGTTCATATCCGAAGCAAATGTAATCATCCTCCGCTGTGCATCAGCCAAGCCCGATAAATACTGGCTTGTATCAAGCGTTAAGTAAGCCGCAACAGTTCCCGCATTTACAGCCATTTATTCCCTCCTTCCCATTTTTGCAAAAAAGTAACAAGATCTTCGCCTTGTCTATCCATCAAAATTTCTTTCCCTGTCGAAAGCTCGTTTATAATGTACAAACAAGCCTCGTTAAAGCAGAAAGCTTCGTAACAGCCCGAAATTCCAATAATCTCTGACGGCAAAACCCTATATCTTTGGCTAATCGCCACTATTCTCAGTATTGCCTTTGATTTTACGAAATTCCGAAAGAGCTTTAACCCCCGACTGCGTATAGTTGAATATTTCAATCAACTGCAAATCAGTAAGGTTAATCCCGCTCTCACTAAGTTCAGAATAGCTCGGTTCAATCAAAGCCTCTTTAGCAACCAAAATCAAAAGCTCTGCCATTTCTTTAAACTCCATCTTCCCCTTAATTCCGCCGGTAAAAAGTTGTTCAGCCGCGCCAAGTAAAGGATTAGGAATCCCCCCGGAAACAGCAAGCTGTAAAAGCGACGGTCTGCGAAGCTTCGCAAAAAACCGAGCCTCCGCATCAAACGGCGAAAGCTCAATAACTTCCCCCGCTAGGTTAGTTCTTAGCTCGTTAATGCTTGTAACTCTCATGTTATCACCTCCTGTCTGTGATTTTACTTTAATTTCCTTGCAAAATGTGGTACAATAAGCCCATTAAATAATTAGGAGGATATTTATAATGGAAAAAAGTTATACACCCCTTAAAACTGCACTTATAGAAGAGTCTACTAGTTGGGCAAAAGCACCTACCATTTCAGACCTATTACAGAAATTTTTAGATGAACACAAAATTGGGGAAGAGCGCCTTGTACACATTTGCCCTATTGCGCGTGGAACAGGAGTTAGAGTTGATCTCTTGGTAACATATAGAGCATAACCTTTAAACAGATACCAATTTCCCCAACTTGGCTTTTTGGTTGCGCAAATTTTTAATTTCTACATAATAAACGTCCCCTTCTTCATGAACTCTGCTGAACAAACGCCTTTCTTCATTTGCTAAACCCCCAAAACAAAAAGCAACCCAGCCCGAAGAGAGCATGGATCGCTTTTTATGTTTAATTATGGTATAATTACTTTAACACAAGTGCATAAGGGCGGTAGGGCAAACTCCGAAAGGAGGGATGCTAATGTCTACATATGAAGTAATTTCGCTTATGTTCATAGCTATGACTTTTGTTACAGTTCTGATAAAGCTGATAATCTACATACTTGACGTATTTTCCAAAAGAAAATAACCCGCCACTGTGCTAAAGGTTTCGGGTTATTCTGCAATAACTAATAATAATCTAAAAGCCTTACCGCCTTTAAGCGGCTTGTGCCAGAAGAGAGTGTTGACAGCACTCTCTTCTTTTTCTTTAAAAACATTATACCAAAGCAACCTACCAAAGTCAAATCAAAAATTTGCTTTTCAGGGTAAATCATGGTATAACTATTTTAACACAAGTGCATAAGGGCGGTAGGGCAAACTCCGAAAGGAGGGATGCCGTATGTCATATGAAGCTATTACGCTAATATTCGTGGCGATGACTTTTGTCATAACACTAATAAAGCTAATGATTTACATACTTGACGTATTTTCTAAAAGAAAATAACCCGCCCCCCTGCTAAGGCATGCGGGTTATTTATTCATAAAACAACCAAAAGCCTTACCGCCTTTAAGCGGCTTGTGCCAGGAGAGAGTGCGTCAACACTCTCTCCTTTTCTTTAAAAACATTATACCAAAGCAACCTACCAAAGTCAAATCAAAAATTTGCATTCCGGGATAAATCATGGTATAACTATTTTAACACAAGTGCATAAGGGCGGTAGGGCGAACTCCGAAAGGAGGGATGCCGTATGTCATATGAAGCTATTACGCTAATATTCGTGGCAATGACTTTTGTCACAACATTAATAAAGCTGATGATCTACATAATTGACATATTTTCTAAAAGAAAATAACCCGCCCTCCTAGCTAAGGTATACGGGTTATGAAATAAAGTAATACCCTAAAAGCCTTACCGCCTTTAAGCGGTTTGTGCCAGAAGAGGGTGTTCGCCAACACTCTCTTCGTTTTCTTTAAAAACATTATACCATCACAATCCTACCAAGTCAACGAAAAAAATAACAATTAACAACAATCACCTAAACTCTCGGTAATTCATCCACCATCTCAATAACATAAGGTGCTTCTCCTGCTCTCGGAGCTGTTTTAATGATATATCTAGCCGAGAAAAACCTATCATCTTCAAACCCAAGCTCTATAGGCTCGCCTTTTCCGTTTGGCAGACTAAGTTTTGCATATCTTAATGTTATCCCGCTTGTGTCGGTCTCTTCTGTGTAAATATCAACGTTAAAGCTGTTAAGCTCCGGTTTGAACCCTGCCACAGGGGGAATGTACTTCATAAAATTCCCGCCTGCGTCTTTAGTAACTGTGCCGCCTTGTAAAACAGCTACAACTTCCGGCAAAAACATATTATCTTGAAATTCAACTTCGACCCCTTTAATCGTGGAATCAAATTGTCTTTGCGCCTTTAAAATGCCTTTGATAATAAGCTCTGTCCTTTTACCGTTTTCAATTAAAACCTTGGCATTTGCCTTTGTTGCCGTTGAAAAGGAATAAGCCCTACCCTCCTTATCTGTCAAAACGACAAGCGAAACGCCTGTTAATGCCTTTTCAAGTGCATTACCTCCCATAATTACCTCCTCCTTTTATAAACCTCATAAAACATAGTGCATGTATAAGCACGAACAGCATGATCAACAGCAATCCCGGTAGCCTCTCCTGTGCTTTTGAGCCAAAAAAGACCTTTAATGCACTGCCTGATTTCATTAATATATCTCGAAACATCACTATATTTACCAATAGGATAAAAAATAATGACCGAAACAACAGCCGCCGAGACAGATGCCCCGCCTAAAACGCTTTCACCATCCTCTTTAATAACCACGTAAGGTTCATTGCAAAATCCTTCATGCTGCCCGATAGAATAAACATTAAACCCGCCGTTGCTTAAGCGGTTATAAATCAGTTCAAAAATACTGCTTTTCAAATTAAGACCACCTACCTAACCTCTGCCTCTATCCTTCAAATTCATCCGCCGAGCTGCCATACGAGCAACAGGTAAAGCCCATCTTCTAAGCGTAGGAAATAAAACCGCCCAGTTTCGTTCATTTGCAAGTTCAAGGAATATCGAATGCCTTGTCTTACCCGTTAGAATGATTGTTAGTATATTGCCCCTAACACTTGAACTGCCGGAAATAGCACGCCTTGCATCTCCTGTAATATCATCCCAACGTGCTTCATTCTTAGCGATCTCCTGCAATTCATTTGCCGCTAAAGACCCCGCTTCCGCAAGCCTATTTCCGGCATTTACAGCAATCGCATCAACCCGTCTTATAAAGTCATGAATATGAACCATAACACCACCTCAACTTCCAATACCGACGATACTCAAATCAACAAAAATGCCATTCTCGGTATGTATGTCCACAACCGCAAACCGCTCCCCATTAATTTCAAGCATATCACCTCTTTTAACAAGTGCGCTTTCGCCATCATAAACAGCCAGAAAACCTTCCCTAAACCTAGGGCTTAACCTGCCTTTATCGGCAACATCAACTAAAATTCTTTGCCATCTTCCACGGTAATATTGCCCCGTAATTTTAGCAACAAACTCCTCACCGCAAGGCTCTGAAAATTCATTTAAAACAGCCCGGTAAACATCAGCAGTATCTGCCCGAACTAAAATCCCCCTTTTAACAAACCGAGCAGCCTGCCTTTCACATAAACTCATAAAACACCCCCAAACTAATGCACAATGATCAATGAACAATGTTCAATTACATCAACCGATTGCCCTTGACCTTCAAATTGTGCATTGTCAATTGTACATTGCCTCTACCCGTCTTTACGAACTAAAACTCGCCCAAGCCCGGGGCGATATTGCCGGGCAAGCGAAAGCCAATAATCCCGATTTCCCGAAACAGTAAGCCCGCTAGGCAGCCGAACCCCATCATTTTCAGCCTTCCGTATCAAAGCCATATAACTCGCCCTTCTTAAATCAAACCCAGCCTCTTCAAGAATCAAAACAAGCTCTTCATCCGTAAAAAAAGGAACATCCCCCTCACGAATATTAACCTTAAGCCTCTCCAAACTTTTCAAAACATCCCTCCCTCTTTTTAAAGCACAAATTACAAATCACAAATCACAAATAAAAGATTGACAACAAAAACCGTCAGAAGTTAAAATATTTTGTGCATTGTGCATTGTGCATTGTGCATTGTGCATTGTGCATTGTGCATTGTGCATTGTGCATTGTGCATTGTGCATTGTGCATTGCTTAAATCTCATGCACAAACTGCACAATCCTAACCTGCTTAGGCTCATAAACTCTAATCCAGTTATATCCATCCGCAAGCTCTGTTCTTGACGGGCCTTCCAAAAGTGCAACGCTCTCGCCTGTAAACTTAATTCCACGCGGATGAAGTATAAAATTCTTGCGGTTGATTAAATAATCAACACCCGAACCCTTCTTTCTGTCCCTGTCAACTTCTGCGGCAACAAACCCAACCGGAGAGCCATTACCAAACGCAACCGCTCCCTCGCCAAAAAGATATGTAGTATACTTTCCATCCTCGGTTTTAGGGCAGCTGTCATCAACGATAACCCTAATCCCCTGATAAGTATCAAAATCCGCATTTACTGAAGGGCGGATAACATCAAGCAAGTTCTGCTTTTTAAGAAGGGCCTTCGTGTCACTGTGCATAACAACCGCCGTAAGCTGTTCACTTGCATCGCCAAGAAGCTGCTGAGCATCAATAAACGCTTCCGTCGTCCAAGACTTACTGCCTGCTGTTTTTGTAATATCAAGAACATTACCGGACATTTCAGAACCGGAAAAAGCCCCATCCAAAATAGCGATAAGCTCCTTTTGCATATCTCTAGCCCAAAATCCGGCGACTAAATCACCAATAGCCGCCATAGGGTCAGCACCGCTCAAAGCTGCCGATAAGTCAGTCGCTCCCCACATTTTAGCCCTTCTGATAATCGGTGCTGCATCATTTCCTGAAACTATTTTACCGGCACTCAAATCTGCCCCTTCAATAACCTGTTCCGATTCCCCCAAAAGATCCTCAAAAAACGGCATGTTAACAACCGTTCCGCCCGCCGAAGCCAAATCATCAAACGCTTTACCGACAGTAATAATACCCGACTGTACAAGCGCACTTTGTTCCATAGTCTTCTTAACCACATAAGGTTCAAAAACCTCCGGAACGATAACATCATACAAATTTGTGTAACTCATATTTTCTTCCTCCTTAGGATTTTTTTGAGCTTAAAGCTCTAAGTCTTTATATTTAACAGGCTTGCCCGCTAAAATCATGTTTTTATTGCGCCGCCAATTAATTGGCAACGGTGCATAACCTCATTCCGCCATCTTTTCGGCGCAACCCTTTTCTCAAGGGGGCTGGTCGTTCATTTTCGACGAACTGCTCGCCCATGCAACCTGGGTGATTAAAGTTTTCTAAGGAAAACTTTAATCGGGGGTTTATTGCAAAAAAATAAGGCATATGCCTTATTTTCGTGTCTTGCTTTGTTCTTCAATGTAAAGATAGTCAGGTTTAAGTTTGTTTCCCTATGCGCTATACGGCTCAATCTTTATATTATATGCGAACCAATGGTTGAATAAAATCACTGTCATTGCGGGCTTTGACCCGCAATCTCACCAAATCAATGTGCTTACAAGATTGCGGGTCAAGCCCGCAATGACAAAAGTTTGTTTTTTAACTCTTGATGGGCGTATTATTTATAAGAGCTTCAATTTTCATTTCCCTCATCCGTAATTTCTTCCACTTCCCATTCAAACATTTCACAAAAATCACCAAAACAATTTTCACATATCCAGTGGTACTTATCTGTCGTACAATATGCTTTTTCGTCAGAATTGTTTATAACATCGGAACAAAAGCTACAATGATCATGACTCCATCCCGGTCTATAAGCTTCATAGTTAATATGCAGCAACCTCTTTTGAAATAAGTAATTCATCTGATTGGTTAAGCGCCAATCGTTATTTTCAACCATATCCTACATAAACTCCCTACAATACTTTTCAAGGTCTGTTGCATCTGGGTACTCATCAGCATATTTCTGCACAACTTCGTTTGATCTGGAAATAACAAGCAGCAAAGATGAGTCCCACGGGACTATTTCAATCTCTGCCAAAGGGTTTTGTATTGACACCGGCAGTTTCCAAAAGCCTGTATATCCGTCAGCAAAAGGTAATGGATGTATCAATGCATCCTCCAATTTCACGCTTTTATCAAATACGCTTGCCACACACCAAACAAAAATTGGGTCATACTTTTTCAAAATCTCCATAAGCTCTTCGCCTGTAACCCAAGCGTAGTCTGCCCCTATTGGAATTTTGGGTAAATATTCACATGTGAAAAAATATTCGGTTAATAGCCAATTGTATTTTTTGATATCTTCACCGAGTACGCTCATTACCTCTTTTAGATTTGTGAAGTAATTTGTTTTTAGTTTTTCAATTATTAACCCTTTCATGCTATTGAAATCTACCCTTAGCCACTTGTCAATTCGTCAAGACCATGCAAAACATAATACTTAATAAGTTCATCACCTTCAAAAACATACGCCCTCTCGCATTTAGAACAACACCACAAATCAAGGCTGGGCGGCGGTATCTTTGCCGAATCAATATCCCCAAGATTGACCTTATCCTCCCATTCCCTATCAGAATATACTACTAAACGCACATCCTCTTGATCTTCAGATAGTTTGTTCCCACACTCGCAGACCATGGACTTATCTTCTGATACAAAATCATACTGAAAGTTTTTAAGTTCCGCATGACTGTACAGGACATAATACTTAACAACTTTATTACAATCCCTCGTATCATTGTCATTATATGGGAAGGCATATGCTCTTTCGCATTCAGGACATCTCCATACATCGTAATCAGCGGATGGAATATCAGTTGAATGCATAGAACCGGTATTAATAATATCTTTCCATGCCCCGTTTAAATATACCCACCACTCTATGTCATTTGGTGCCATGCCGTTCCACATTCTGTGATCACATTCGCAATAATATTGCGCCATAATTTAAAAACTCCTCTCTTAGTTACGGATACCTAATGATTCCACCGTCAATCCATACTTCAATCCTACCGGGCAATCTTCCGTTAGTATATTGTCCCTTTAGCCTATTAATAAGTTCTCGCGCTTGCAGTTTTGACAAACCCGAACCTCGTGCATCAACTATAACAACGGCTGCACCCTGTTTGTTAAATCCATATTTAGCTCGTTTCATCCCAGTATTTGTATTTGCATTTTCTAAGGTCTTTATTTCAGTCCTTACGCCATTTACTTTCATATCAGGAGTGCCCTCGCCGCTTGTGGTACTGCGTGGAATCATTTCAATGGTTTTACCTTTTTTGACTAAATCATTAATCACACGCCATTCGCCCGGTGTTGGCTGATGCGGTGTGTCATTTGTAAAGCTCCCGGTTTTTCCGCTTCCACCCTGCGTATTGCCAAACCGACCACTACTACCCCCGCCCATCACTGCACCGCCTTTCTTACAGTGATGGCATAGTTCTCAATCCCAACAACATTAATACCTTGTTCCCTATATTCACCAAAAATATTATCAGGCGTACAGCTATAATTAACGATGGTATCGGGTTTTAATACCTTAACCATCTCTGCAAGACCTTTTACAAAGTATCTGCGGTCAGTTTTGTTTTTTGCTAAACTTTATCATTATTACATGTTAATTTTTCAATTCCATCACCGAAAACCACCAATCCAAAATCCTCACAGCTAGTCTCATAAAAACACCAATTTTCACTATCGCCTGATCCATCAATAAAGGATTCAAGCACAAAACCATTTTTGAAGTAAATTGATAGGTCTCCAAGTTCACTAACTTTAACCTTATCCACTATAAACTCAAAAGGCTCTGTTCCAATATACTTTGCAATCATTTCATCAAAGTAATTATTACCACGAATTGCCCAATTAAAAGAGTCCCAATCAAAAATTTCTTTTGATTCCATCTTGGAATTTTTGACTAATTGAGAGTTAGGCAAAAAGACATCAGATTTCGCAAGAAGAATTTTATCTCCACAAGATAATCTCATGCTGCACGTGATATCTAAAGCAAGCTTGCCGCTCATGATTTTTTTACAAATTACCTCCCCATTCTCATCCCGAACCAATTTACCGCTTTCGTCATAGCAGGCTAGTTCGCATTCTACCAGATCTCCAAAATTTGCTGTAATTAGTGACCCCGCCCTATCTAATGAACGTAATGGCTGTCCGTTCAAAACGGAAACAACTTCCTTTGTTTTATTTAAGTCCTCTTTTTTCATAATCCTTTTCTCCTCAATTCATCCTCAAAACTTCTCTTATTGCGTCACGAATAGCATCAAATCCACCGCCTGTCCTACTTATAATGTCATGAACTTCTCTTCTTTGTGCCCGAGTAAGCCTCACACCTAAGCTTCTTGCGGCAGCGTCAACTTGTGGATTTTGCCTATCATTAGGCATGGGGGTATTGCCGTGTTGTCTCCTGCCCAACTCTCTTGAGTTATGCCGTCCGCCTCTATCAGATTCATCACGATCCCTGCTTCGCCTGCGAAATCCCCCGCCGCCGCCTCCACCAAAGAACGAAAGAGTCATAGGCAGTAGCAACTTAAAATCCCACGTCATAAATTACCCGCCTTCCTAAAAGCATCTCGCCAATAGTTAAGCGTAATAATTTCAATCCCTTGCTTTTCATAGGGTTCAAAAATATCTATAGATTTTGTAGCATAATTTATAATGGTATCAGGCTTTAACACCTCTACCATTTTAGCAAGACCTTTTTTAAAATAATAACGGTCTAGCTTGCTCCTTATGCCTCCATTTGTACAGACAGCATAAGATCCTCCTTGCTCTAGTCCTTCAAAAGCAAATTCGTAACTTCTTTCATCAGCCCAACGGACGTTTGCTACAATGTCAACCCCATTATTCTGTAACCAATAAGCAATCGCTCTATTTCGATATGTATTCCAAACTTGCATAGCAAGCGGTAAATCTCGATAAAGGCTGTAATCTGGTGTGATAACCCCGCCGAATCGCTTAAACATCTCCAAATACTGCTTAGGATTATTCCAAACCCTCTCGAACAAATAATCGTATTCATAAAAATGTAACCACTGTTCATGATCTTTTGACCGCTTTGCAAGGTTAAATGGAATAGCCGCTGTTGGTTTAAAGTCAGTTCTCTTGATTAACGGAAACTCGTTCACATCACTAAATGAAGCTCCACAAACAAGCCAAGACTTAAATACATCAAGTCGAGGACACTCTTCAAAATTCTTCATAATTTACTTCCCTTCTAAAATAACATATCAAAAACAATATGCCAACAAAAAAAGCAACCCTTTATCGGATCGCTATCAAACTCGAATCACTTATTATACTCACCCGCCAACACCATCAACCTCTTAGCCTTCTCCGGCTCATTCCTCAATATCCGCCCTTGCTCTGTAAGGCTAAACCCCTCCTTAGACCAGGGGTTTTTCTTCTTGTCACTAACCGTTTTCCTGGGAAAACTCCCGACATTTCCAATAACCACCTTAGGCTCGTCCGCCCCATAAAACAAATAACTGTCACTCTCACGAAGTTTTTCAATCTGATCCGCAAACCCTTCAATCCCGCCGTCTTCCGAAATTGTTAACGAATTCATATCAAGCAAAGCACAGACTGCCTTAAAGTTACGGCCGCTTGCTCCCGCTACTTCACGCTCTAAAGCATGATAAAATTCCCTTTCATGCGCTACTTTTTTCATATCAGAAATTTTCGTTTCATATTCACTTTTCATATTGCCTATTTTTGTTTCAAGTTCCAAAATTATCGCATCTTTATCCGAATTATTATCAATCATCTCAAATCTTCCTTTATCATTATTTTGCTCCATTATTAGCCCCATCCCTTTCTATAGACGTTATACTTTAAAACGCTACCGACCAAGCGCAGAGATTTTTCGATAAGCAAGGCGACGGAACCTCGTCGTACCCGAAGGTACGGCGAGGTTCCGGCAACGCAGCTTATCGGAAAATGTCAAGTTTGGCGGTAGTGTTTTGGAGTATATCGTCTATATCTCTTCTTCTTCCAAAACAACATCCGCATCTGCCATTTCCGGATTCCACTTTTTAATATAACTTTTACGGCTCATAACTTTTGCGTTAACAGCCAAAATATCTGATTGCTTCTCGTCAATTTCATCTTGAAGCAGGGGATAAACGTTTTCACATCTAACAGCTAAATCATTAGGCACATCACAATCCTCCAAAAACCCCGCCTGTTTAGCAATTAAAATAACGCTTTTTGCCATCCATTCTAAAAACGGTCTCCAAGCCGCAAACTTTTCTCCGCTTCTGGTTTCAAGCTGCCAATAAAGTGCCTTAATGCTCTTTCCGCTGTTAAAATACCCTTTAAGCTCGCCCGCCATAACGTTCGGAACGCTTAAAAGCTCATACATATCGCTCTTAACACGGTTTAAAACATTCTCAATCCGTACATCATATGAAAATTGTGATTCCAGCTTATAAAGCTGACAAGCATTATCTCCCGCCGTAATTTCCTTCTGTAAATCAATTAAAGCCGCCGGTGCAATCACCATATCTTTAAGACTCTCCTCGGAAGCGTTAACGGCAACCGTTTGCGGAAACATGTTAAATCTTAACGCATCAATATCATCACTTGCAATCCGGTTATAAACCATCTGGCTGTCGATAAGCTCTGCAACATCACTTTCCCCCTTTAAATCTCCCGAAAGTCCATCATTTACAATAACCCGGGCAGGTATAAACGAAAGCCCTGTATCTGCATTTTCATATATGACATCAACAACATCTCCGTAGCCATTGTATACAGCTTCGTTGACATAACACCTGTTGCCTTTCATCCAATATTTCTGCTTCCAAACCCGTTGGTTAACTTTCTCCGCTTCATCATTAAGCCCATGGAAGAAGATAATTGACTCAAGCCTATCAAAATCACGTTCATCAACCGAATAAACAAACCCCAAGCTAGGCACAAAGTTAATGCGAATTTCTGAATCAATAACAGAAAGCTTAACAGCAACTCTCTTCCCAATAAAACAATCCCTCGCCCCTTTAATCAGCTTTTCCGAAAACACATTATAAGCAAGAACCCGTTTGAAAAACTCTGAAACCCTGTCCGCAGCCTCCTTATCAGCCGCCGCAAACCGAAATTCAGGTTCCCTCCCAAACAAAAACCTCGCCTCTTCCTTAATCAGTTTCTTAATAAAATTAGCCCGCTTCCTTGTAGGCTCATAGTCAAGCCCGTCAGCAACCTCCCAAATCTGACCTTCACCTTCATACATTTCATAAAGCGAAATAATCTCCGCCAAATCACGAAGAACCTCACGCCCGTAAAGTCCCTCAAGTTCCATTTTAATGATATCCATGTTACTTAGCATAAAAATCCCATCCTCCTAAAATGATATAGTCAAATGATACTAAAGCGGCAACAAAAATTCTGTGTTTTGCACTGCTTTAGTATCATTTGACTATAATAAAAAAAGCCACTCCTAGTAAACTAATGAGCCGCTATTAATTATAAATTATCAGGTTAAGCACCTATTCATCTGATTGTACAATAAAATTAATTACTTGTTATCCTTGCCTTTAGCATTTTCCTCTTCACTTGAACTGCTTTTCGCCGCCTTATCTTTTACTAAATAATCCAATAGTTTGTGTGTTATAGTTTCGAATGATTGCAAATATTGGGTATTATTTATGTATTTAACCATAAATGCTAAAAGGGCACAAATTTCAGCAACGACAACAGTAAAAATACTAATCATTAATACAGTCGATATCGATATACAACCAATAGCATCTAAAATCAATAATACAAAGGCAACAGCGATGGTAATAGAGAGCAACCAACAAATAAACCTTATAAACTCAGCTCTCCACTTCTTTTTTTCATTTTCCTCTTCTTCGTTCAACTTATATATCTTATTTGCAATGCTCAAAGAATCTTGAAGTATCTGCATCTTTAATTCAGACTCACTTTTATGCCCGGAGTCTTTTTCCGAGCAATCTATAATACTATAAGCATCCTCCTCATTGCCATCAAGAGTTTGGGTCTGAATGGATTTTGCGATAGCATCTAAAATATCCTTTTCAATTTTTTCATCCACGATATCCAAGCCCCATTTCTTTAAGCCGAATTCCCATAGCAATCTCAGAAACATCAAATATTTCTGCTAAATAGAAGGCAACAGGAAATGGCGTACTGTTATATATCCTTTTAACCTCTTCGGCGGGCATCAATAACTCAGCAGCAAATATATTCGCTTCTCTTTCCATTTTATTAGATCTGCCGCGAAAGCTAACAATTGACCTGTTTTTATCTTCATGCCCATTCATATGCAAAAAATAATGACCAAGTTCATGCGCAATGGTGAATCTCTGTCTAGTATCAACATCATTTTGATTAACCACTATAAACTTATTATTTTTATCTGAAATTAGCATAACTCCTGATATTTTTTCCCCCTTATGCTCCTTTTCAAGCGGCTCTAAGTTCTCATATATGATTTTTATGCCATACTCTTCACATATTTTTTCCAGGTCAACGGGAAGCTCACCATTCCAATTATTCGCCAAAACATCTTTTGCATTTTTGATCTCAGCCATCTTAAACACCGCCTTTAGCTTCTTCTTGCCTACATAATATAACAATTTGTTAAAAATTTCAAGCCCCATATGCCATCACCTCTTGTAATATATAGGCGGCATTAAAGATTTATAAAGCGAAATCTTTAACGCCCTCCTATGAATTAGTGAAAATATTCGGCGATAAATAATAAGAAATTATAGATGTTTATCACCGAATATATAGTATGCAACATTGAAGGATTATGATTCCGAACTACCTCCGTCCTTTCCCGCTAAAACTCTTAAACTCTTTAACATCCAAAACCTCAATCCCATCAAGCCCATACCAAACGGCACTAAGCGTATGAGCATCTATATTAAACTTATCAGCCACAAAACCGCCAAAGCCATCCTTTGCATAACTAAGCCCTGAAAGCTCTCGAATAATGTTCGGGCATCTGTCAGAACATATTATCCGTTTGAACCGCTTAACCTTCTTCAAATTAGCCAATCGGCTGCCCGGAAACTTCCTAGCCCCAATCATTTTAATCCCTCGTTTATTAAAATATGATATAGTCTTGGGTTCTGCGCTGTCTGCCCAAATAACCTCTCCATTTAAGTCAAGCTCCAAAAGCTCATCAGCCGTAACATCATCAGTCATTCGGTTTTTGTAATATTCACGATATAAATAAAGAACCTTTTCGCTAACATCTATAACCATCCAAACAACTGCATTAAAGCTCGTCTCAAATCCAAAATCCATCCCAATTCTGTAAAAAGGTCTGGAACTCTTCTCAGTCATTGCAATGACATCTTTATGCGGCATAACCTCAAACTGCGGAAAAACCCGTACCCCACAAACCCCAAATTGCCCAAGCCGTGCAACCCGATACAAATCTTCGTCATATTCAATAAGCTCATCAAGCTGACTAACATAATCGCTCGTAATAAACGAATTATCCATGACTGTCGAATGATTATAATAAACATCCCCAATGGAAAGCTCTTTCGTTTGATAAAATTGCTCTTCAATTCCATTGCTCTCAAAAAAATGCCGATAAACCCAATTGCTTTTATCTACAGGATTAGTAGTCAGTAAAAAATGAAGAGGCAGCGTCGGATGACGCAGCCTCCCTAAAAGCTCTTTAAACCCTTCATATGAAACCTCAGCACATTCTTCGACCCATACAAGCGTTATGTTGTTGATAGACTTAATCTTTTCCGGCTTATCCATCCCCTTAAATAAAATCTTCGAACCGTTGCAAAACCGAATTTCAAGCGGTGACGAATGTATATCAACAAACTCTAAAAGCCCAATGTCTTCAATAATCTCAACCAAAAGCGAAAAACAGCTGTCCTTTAATGTAGCATAAACATTCCGAACAACAATCGCCGTCCGCTTTTCCATAAACAGCTTAACAATAAGCTTCAAAGCCGTGTGATAGCTCTTCGAAGACCCATATCCACCAACCAATAAGTAAAATTTATGATCAAAATCCCATAGATATCTTTCGAAATGAGCATTCACTTTTTTGTTTATTTTCAAGCTTTTCCTCCTCAATTAACTAGCACAAAGAAAACCCGGAGGTAGCCGCCTCCGGGTTTTCACTTTGTTGCATTACATAATGGGTTTATTGCCTTATCAAATTATATCAAAACTAAATTTTCCTGTCAATGGCTAATTTTCCTGCGGCTCGGTATCTTTTCACAGCTTTATTATGTTATATATCAAGTCAATAACATTTTCTATATCATTCTTAGCCATCTCATATACCATATCAAGCTTAATATCCTCATAAGAGTGGAACAGCCTGTTTCTGAGACCTATTAGCATATGCCATTCATCCTTAGAATATTGCTCCATAAACGATTTGCTAAGCCCATTTGCATTTTCCCCTAGTTGACCTAACGCATAAAGAACTGAATCCTGTAAGTCCAAATCAGAAATAAACTTGTCAGAAGTCACATTTTGCATTCTTCTGTTTACTCTAAGTGCGAATTCTAACATGCTTGATAACAGTCTTCTATCTTTAGCGTTCATAAATAACAATCCCTTCTTTCATTATTGAAGTATAAGTTTGAGATGGATTCCTAATTTCAGACAACTCAAATATGTCTGTTCTCAACGGAAGAGCTTTATCAATTTTATATATCGCACTAAACAATTTACCCCCTCTTAATAAGCCGCCGCTATCTATTACCAAATCAAGGTCACTAGACTCCGCTTGTTCCCCTCTGGCATAAGAACCAAATACAATAACCTTCCGTAAGCCAAGCTCATCAGCCACTTCCGATATTGCACTGCTTAACATCTCTAAAGATGGCATATTTTCACCTCTTACACAAAACTAACCGAATTGTAACATTACTGCTATTATGATAAATTAAAGGTATCGGGATGTCAATACATTTGGTTGCGGTAACAAAACTAAGTGTAGTCATTTAGCGAGCTCCTCAAATGCTTTAATATGCTTTGACATAATTCGTGAAGCCGCATTATCTACGTCAATATCATCTGCAACAGCAATGCCTTGTCGCAGCATACTATAATCTAAAATAACATATCTTGGTGCGTTGTTTTTCAAAATTATCGCCGTTCCCTTTTCATCAACAATGCGAGCGACCTTTGAAAAATTCTGATTTGCTTCTGAAATAGAAATTAAGTTATCAACATTTATGTTCATATCATCACTCCTTTGCGCTAGCATATCACGAATTTAGGTTAAATACAACCTAAAAAATTTCCAACTTAAAACCGTGTTGTATATTGTATTGCAAGGGTAATCTTTGTCATAAATTAATCTTCATCCAAGACAGATATTCCAAAATAACCGGTAAATTTGCTTCTACATCAGGGTGATTTTTATTCGATAATTTATTCAAATACTTCATACAGCTTATCATTTCTCTGGCATGAGATTCCTCAAAAGATAGGATCATCCTATCTTTGGTTCTTTGGCTTAAAGTTTCTATAAGCCCTTTGCTTAACTCTAACTGCTTCAAAAGTTCATCTACTGTTCTCACGCCTTATCCCCCTAAACTTGTAATCTCAAAGCTAAAAGATTGTATCAACCAAAAGCTGGTGCACCTTATCCTCGTTTTATTACTTATTATATCATCCCTGTTGTGCTTTGCAAGCAAAAACCACTCATCTGTCTTTTCCATTGCAATTTTATACAAAGCAATAACTGTCAAAAAGTAGACATTTTGACAGTTATCACTTCTCACTATTCGCCCTAAACTCCCTCAATCGCCGATAAAAACTGGATTCCTTCAACCCTGTTCGCTCCAAAGCCTCTTCAAAAACTATCTTTCCGCTTTCCCATTCTTTAACCAGCTTACTAAAATCATCAGGAGGTTTTTTGACAGGCCGCCCAAACTTAACCCCACGTGCCTTGGCAGATGCAATCCCTTCCGCTTGCCGCTTCCGAATACTCTCTCGCTCATTCTGTGCCACAAACGACAAAAGCTGCAAAGTCAAATCGCTGATAAACGTACCTAGCAAATCTTTTGCCATCCTCGTATCAAGCAGCGGCATATCAATAACAACAATATCAATCCCTCGCTCCTTGGTAAGAATGCGCCACTGATTCTGAATTTCCTCATAATTACGCCCAAGGCGGTCAATGGATTTTATGTAAAGTACATCCCCCTGCCGAAGCCTTTTGACAAGCGCCTTATATAACGGACGTTCAAAATCCTTACCGGATTGCTTATCAATAAATATTTGCGCCTGCGGAATTTTTAAAGCCTCTACTGCATCAAGCTGTCTGTCTTCATTTTGATCTACCGTTGATACTCGTACATATGCGTATTCTTTAATAGCTATCAGCCCTATCTTTTATGTTAAAAACAAAATCGGCTGCATAAAATATGCAACCGGATTTCTTTTAGGTTCATCAATTATTAATACTTTCCCACAAGTTTATGCGTGTTTTTAATTATGGGAAAAAGGGATTAGCTCTGTCTGTTAATCTGGCGTAATGATGCATCTATTGCCTTGGTCTAAAAATCCAAGCTCTGTTAACATCTGCATTTTCATCAGCAAACTCAAACGTGATCGAAATATTCCCATGTTCAATGTTTACAATATAGCCTCCGCTTGCATAATGTTCATTATGAATCATATCATCCACTCGTTGGCGATATGTTATATTTGCAAATACTTCGCTTAATCTGCCAATTCCTAAATTCCAAGCTGAATTGTTGATAGTGTACTGGCTGTCAGTAATAACGATTAAGCTAATCGGGTTGCCAGCAAAATAATTAACTATATTCGAAAGAGCAAATCCGCCAAGTGTCCCGGCATCACCAACAACAACGAAAAACCCTCTAAACGAAACAAACTGCCCTCCGGTAAAAGCGAAGGTGTCAAAAGGTGATCCATATTGCTCAATTATTTGCCCTAATGTCATAGAGAAAATTTCGGGCAAATTAATGTTTCTGCCTAAATTCGCCGGAGATTCAGGCTCGGCGATAGGCTGAGTGCTAATAAGCACAGTGCTTGACTCACTATTTCACCCAACATCATACTCCACACTCTCAAACACAGCTCTCATCTCTAATTACCCCCATTGTGTTTTTTATATTGCAGCAAATTATAAAGCGAAAAACAAGACATTTTGTGTGGTTTCCTGCAAAAAATAAGACTCTCACCTAAAACACAACTACGCTTATCAGCTTTTACAAACACAAGCGAAATTTGTTGAAAAATACATATTGATGTGTTAAAATTATACCGTGAAAAGACATATGAAACGGCACAACCCTCTGTATAAAGCCGGCGGTTTTTCTCGACGCCGAGATTATACAGAGGGAGGTGAATGAGAATGGTGAATATCTTAGTAACTCTAGGCAACGTAGTACTGTCAATTATTTGTTCTATCGCAGGTAATATTCTTGATAGATACATACAGCGACATGCTAAAAGTTCCCAAAAGTGCGAAAAGAGCCCGCTCTCCCCAGAGTAATAGCCCTTTTCCAAACCGAAGTGGGCGCAAATCTGCGCCTGCTTCTTTTTATGCGTTCATTGTATCAGCTTACAGCTTATATGTCAAGATGACCACAATAGGCTAATTATGCGAAAAAAGTCCTCCGTTTAATTACCTTTCCACAAACACAGATGCGAAATTTGTTGAAAAATACATATTGATGTGTTAAAATTACACCGTGAAAAGACATATGAAAAGGCACAACCCTCTGTATAAAGTCGGCGGTTTTTCCTTACGCCGAGATTAGAGAACCCGGGCGGCACGTTTTGAATTGTGCGAACGTACTTTGCGCACAATTCAGTGCCGTTTTCGCTGAAGGCGAAAATTCTGAGTACAGAGGGTTGTGAGGTAATGAATCCTTTGTTTGTGATTGGTAATGCTGTATTGTCTATAGTCTGCTCTATTGCAGGAAACATAATAGACAGGTACATACAGCAACACCGAAATAACGAAAAGGGCTCTTGCCGACCAAAGTAACAGCTCTTTTCTAAATCGAGGCAGGCGTGTAATCTGCGCCTGCTTCTTTTTATGTAGTTATTATATCACGGTTTTTAGGCTAGCGTCAAGTTTCAAAAACTCTTAGACTACATTAATTTTTGATTATTATCTCTCGTTATCATAACCACGTCTTCTGCCGCAATCCTTGCATATTACCTCAATAAATCACTCCTGAAAGTTCATCTTCCAAAAATAACTAGCTAATATGGCAGTATCGGCAAATAAGACTTTTTATCACGCCATTCATACCCACATTTACCGCATTTATGATACATATAATGAGGGTCGTCCGCATGAGATATTTTATAAGGGTGCTGCTCTCCGCAGACTGGGCATTTTTCGTCCATGTTAGCACCTCCTCTTTGCTTGCTAACTGTCATAAGCCGTACATTTTGACATAGGCCTCTTCAGAAGGCTTTTTTTGTCGTTAAAACAGGTTTTTTGCAAAAATGTATTGCATTTTTCTCTGTCGAATGGTACAATAGGCAACAAATTAACAGCTGTCAAAATGTACACATTGTGACAGCTGTTATCTATTTCGATTCACCTTAAATTCTCTTAACTGCCCTCCCGCAAAAACCGAATTTCAACATTCTTATTATCCAAATTCAGTGCCGTTTTCTGCCGCTCAAATTCCGCTTTAAGCCGATCAAGCGGAAACATGTTAAAATACTTCGTAAGCCATTCCAAAGCTTTATCCCGATCCGCAAGCTTTATTTTTGCGCTTCCATCACTCGAAACACCAACCTCCGAAACAACCCCGCCGTCAACATCCGGCGAATCCTTAAAAACAACTCGATTGACAGTCTTAACCTGCATCTCCTTACTCTTAGGATCATAAACTTCCGCCTCGCAAGCCCCAAATTCAACATAATCTGTAATATCCGCAAACGCTATCCTCATCTGCCGCTCAACAACATCCCCTTCGCTATTCAAAAAACATTTACGCCGTACCTCCTTAAGCGATTCAATCTCACTCCAAACCGCCGGATCACGTACAAGCTCATAAGCAATCGCTTTAACATCCTCCCCTGAATACCCCGCAGCCTTTGCCGCCAACTCAAGATTCCAACTCTCAACAAAACTAAAGCAAAAAGCCTTCTCTGTTTCAGTAAGCTCTCGCTTAACCGATTGTTTTTTAGTCGTTTTCTTTACTTCCCCCATTTTAAACTCCCTTCGAATTATATCTATAATATTGCACAAATAAAAAGCAATCCCTAATTGAGAGATTGCATGTCTGAATAAATTTTGCTATATTATTTTATAGTTTCTGAATTTCAGAAAAAATAACCCGCCCTGATAGCAAAGTCGGAATTTTCACCTTCGGCGAAAACGACACTGAATTGCGAGCAAGATTCGTTCGCACAATTCAAAGCGTGCCGCCCGGCTTCTCCCGGGTTCTTTGTCGTCGGGTTATTTTTTAACTCGCAAGCCTTGCCGCCTTTTATACTCGTATCCTCTCAAAACAGTAGCAGAAAAACGCAGAATTTTTTCGCTAGACTAGGAAAAAGGTTCTTAGCGTACCCGAAGGTACGGTAAGGTTCTTTTGATATGTACCGCCAAGAAGGGCGGCCGCCAAAGGCGGCTTTTGCGTAGCAAAAGTACTGAGA